CGCACCATATCGTATATCCCAAGAACCACTAAGCGTGGTCGAAACTGGCGACGACCGGCCAAGACTAGAAACAATTACGCCCGATGACGTCCGATCACGAGCTACGGAGATATTGGGTTTCGCTAGGAACGTATTAGGCGTAGAGCTTTACCCGTGGCAAGTCCGTTGTTTACATGGCATCACTGCTTTAGACGACGACGACAATTTTTTACGCCGGGTATCGCTTTTGTCCGTTGCGAGACAAAATGGAAAAAGTCTCTTAGGCGCAGCGTGCATAGGTTGGTTTCTAACTATTGAGGCACCGCGCCGGGGCGGTAGTTGTGTTGCTATCTCTGTAGCCCACAAACTCGATTTAGCCGTTTCAATGTTTAAGTATCTCGCCCCAATTTTGCAGGAAAAATTTGGCGCTAAAGTTTCGTGGTCGTACGGCCGCAACGAATTAGAAATACACGGGCACCGATGGATTGTTAGAGCAGCTACGCCGCAAGCTGGTCACGGCTATAGTGCGTCGTTTCTTTATATAGATGAATGTTGGGATATTTCCGAGGACGCAATAGACACCGGGCTACTTCCTACGCAACGCGCCGTAACTAACCCTATTTGCCTTATGGTTTCTACAGCTGGTACGCAAAACAGCCACGCGCTTTTACGTTGGCGCGGTCAGGGCTTACGACAGATTGACGCCGGCGAAGTTGGCCCTATGTATTTTGCCGAATGGTCACCCCCGGCGACACTTGACCCGATGAGCCCCGAGGCATGGAAAATGGCCAACCCTTCAATCGGTCGAGGTGGTTTAACTATTGACGTTTTACACGCCGAAGCCAAAGCGCCTAACCGGTCGGCCTTCCTACGAAGTTCTGTAAATATTTGGGTGGCTAGTAGCACCGCATGGCTCGAGCCGGGGCTATTTGCGTCTTGTGTTACGACCGACCCCATACCAAAGGGCGGCACGTTATCCGTAGAAACTTCGTTAGACGGTACGCGCTATGTAGGCGTACGCGCCGTACAAGACGCCAATAGATCATTAGTTACCGTTGCTTTTGACGTGGACAGCCTTGCGGCAGCATGGGAAAAAATTGCGGAACAAATGCGCGACCCGTCACTATCGCTAACAATTACGCCGCCTTTTGAAATTTCATGTCCCCGAGAATATGACAGCCGCCGCGCCATAGTTGGCTATCGCGAACTAGGCAGATGGACACAAGGCGTACGCGCCTTAATTGTCGAAGGCCGCGTAGCACATTCAGGCGAAATATCTTTAGTAGAGCAAACCGAACGCGCAGTACTCGTACGCCACCAGCAAACCGTAGCTTTATCATCGGCCCGATCTAGTGGCCCTATCGAAATGGCCCGCGCTATGGTGTTCGCTGTTGCGATGGTTTCACGCCCGGCCAATAACGCTAAACCTATTGTCGCGTTCTCTAACGGTTAGCATTAGATCGGTTTTGGGGCGCGTCGGGCGCCCCAATTCCACCCCAACGGGTAGACCTTGTGGCATAATGCGCCTATGGCTTTATTTCGACGCGACCCCAAACCCGTTTACGGCATTGCCGAACCGGAAGTAAAAGCCGCTGTAGGTTACGGCTACACACAGCAAGGCAATCAGGGCGCTAGCCAAATTGGGCCGCCGTATTACGCATACGCAGACGACGCAGCCCGCGCCCGTTGTATGTCAGTACCGACTATCTCCCGCGCCCGTGATCTCATTGCGTCTGTCATTGGTTGCCTACCGCTTGAAATGTATACCTTGCAATGGAACGGCGAAGAAATGGAAGAAATACCATTAGCGCCCCGCAGCTGGCTACAACGTTTAGACCCGGACAATACAAATAACTTTACGCTTTCGTGGTTATTCGACGATTTATTTTTTTTCGGCGTGGGCTACCTACATGTCAAAACTAGGACGGCCGACGGCTACCCCGCGTCGTTTCAACGCTTGCCGGCAAACCTTGTAACGACATTGGATCAGCAAGGCGCGGTAAGTTTCGGGCCATCTAAACAACTTATGTTTTTAGGCTTACCACTTGACTACAAAGACGTTGTGCAATTTATTAGCCCTATTCAGGCTTTAACAACTGTTGCCCCGCGCGCTATCGACACGGCGCTAAAGCTCGAGCAAGCCGCAAACCGTAACGCGGTAGCGGTGCAACCTTCCGGCGTACTTAAACAAACTGGCGGCCAACCATTAAGTAGCGAAGAACTAGCGCAAATGGCGCAATCGTTTAACGTGGCCCGCATGTCTAACAGCGTGGCCGCAATCTCGGAACACTTGACGTACAGCGAAACCAGCGCGACACCGGACAAAATGCTATTAAGCGAAGCCCGCAACTTTCAAGCCCTCGAAATGTCACGCCTAGCCAATATCCCGGGCTTTTTATGCAACTTGTCTATTGGTGGTTACAACTACTCAAACAACGCAGACGCCCGCCAGCAACTTTGGCTATTCGCATGCAAGGCCTATAGCGAGTGCATTTCACAAACCCTGTCAGGCGACAACGTGTTACCACGCGGTACCTATGTGCGGCTAAACCCTAAACAGTATTTAGCGGCCGACTATATGGGCGGCTACGGCGGGGAAATGCCCGACGAAATGCCAACAATCCAAGAAACAGTTAGAGTACCTTTAAGCTAATGATTAAATTGACCGCTACCGCAATAACAGTAGACGCAGCAGCACCGGACGGCAGCCGTACCGGACAGCGTGTAATTATGGGCATTGCCGCCCCCTATGGCGTAACCGCAAGTGTTAGCTCGGGCGAAACGGTGTTATTTGAGCCGGGCAGCCTTTCGGCCCCTGATCGCATGCCACGCGTTTACATGTTCCACGACTCGAGCCAACCCGTCGGCATCGTTACGCAGCTCGATAACTCAAGCCCTAACGAACTTTTATTTTCCGCCCGCATTAGCGCTACCCCATTGGGTGACACCGCTTTAACACTTAGCGCCGACGGCGTGTTAGACGTGTCCGTAGGTATCTCACCGCAGCAATGGACAACCGACGACGCCGGCGTAATGCGCATCACGGCAGCTGTAATCGACGAAATTTCTTTGGTGCCACAACCGGCATTTAACGCCGCAAAAATCACCGAGGTTTATGCGTCGGCAAGTATCCACCACAACCCCGACGATTTAGACAATAATCAAGAAAACCCACTAGATGAGGAAACCCCCGAAATGGAAAAGACACCCGAAGTAGCAGCCGTAGAGGCAGCAACACCAACCGCGCCAATTTGGGCCGAAGCGCCTAAGCGTTTCACTATGCCTAGCGCAGCGCAATACATGGCCGCCTATGCGTCTAGCCCGTCAGAGTTTGCGCAAATTAACGCACAAATTAAAGCCGCCGCGCCATTTATCGACACTTCTAGCACCCCGGGCATTTTGCCCGAAATCATCACGGGTACCGTGTATGACGGGCTAAATCCTATCCGCCCGTTCGTGTCGGCTATCGGTACTCGCGCAATGCCTACAGCTGGCGCAACGTTCCGCCTTCCAAAAATTACAGTACGACCAGTCGTAACGCAGCAGCCAACAGGCGAAAACACAACGCTTGACCCTTCGACCGTAACCGTGTCAAATACGGACGTTTCTAAACTTACATTCGGTACATACGTAACCATGTCCGAGCAAGATCTCGATTGGACAGATCCCGCATCGCTCAATATCGTTCTTGAGCAGCTTGCCATTGCATACGGACAGGCAACCGACAACTACGCCATTGACAACTGCCACGCCGCAATCGTTCAGACAGCATCAGTAGCCGACACCGCCGTAGGTGCAGATTGGGTAGCAGCCGTTTACGACGGTGCGCGCCAAATCTCCGAAAGCTCGAACTACTTGCCTAGCCACATGTTCGTAACCCCTGCCAGTTGGGCGGCTCTTTCAAGCAGCGTAGACGATCAAAACCGTCCGGTATTTCCATACACGGGCGCACCTAACCTCATGGGACAAAACGCAGCAGGCAACGCAGCAGCGAACACATGGAACGGCAACCCGCTAGGCCTTGTACTTGTCGTAGACAAGAACGCACCCGGCTCGTTCATGGGACACGCAGCAGGCCCCGCAGCTGGCTACCACTACTTCGAGCAGCCAAAGGGCGCAATTAGTATCGACGTGCCTTCAAGCCTTAGCCGTACAATCGCTTTCCGCGGTTATGCAGCCGGCTCAATGCGCGACGCTACAAAATTCGTCAAGTTCGTTTAGCCCGAAAGGCGGTTAGCCGCCAATGGCTATTTACACAGTCACACATAAAACGCTAATAACTAATTACGCGTCTTTACAGTTACTTGAGCAACACGACATAGACCCCGGCGATGTAGTCACCGTCGCCGGGGTAAATGCCACTTTTAACGGATCACGCACCGTATACGCAACACCCGAATATCTTTTTACGGGCGTTAGCGACGAAGGCGATTTAGAGTACGACTACAACCAACCAATCCCGTACCAAATTATTTATGCACTAACAGCCGACAACGTAGAACGCAGCGCGTCTACCGGCACCGTAACCAATGATCTCGTAGCTTGTACTTGGGTGACCGCTACCGATATTGAAGATTGGTTAGGCATTGGGACAGCGACCGCCGGCGATGCCTCATTTCTTACAACGTGCGCAGCTGCCGCTAACGAATTTTGTTTTACCCGCCGCAAGATTGCCGGTTATCAGGATCTACTCGGAACCGTACCCAACGGGGCCGTAAAACTTGGAACAGTACAATACGGCGGCGCGCTGTACCGCCAGCGCGGCGGGCTACAAGATTTCGCTACATTTGACGGCTACGGCGTCGGCAGCACCACAGGCCTTAACGGGACAATTAAACAACTATTGGGTATTGACCGCCCAACGCTCGCCTAATGCCCGTAGTCGCCTTTACAGACTTGTTTAACGAGTGTTTAGACGACCTAGCGGCCAAACTTGCCACTATCTCGGGCTTGCAAGTTGTAACCGACCCGCGCAACCTTGTCCCGCCTTGCGTGTTTATCGACGCCCCAACATTTCAGGCCTACAACGGCAACATAGTTAAAATGAGCTTCCCGGTGCGGTGCATAACATTAGGCCCCGGCAACCTAGACGCCCAACGGTCGCTAATGAACATTGCCGCCAAAGTATTAAACGCTTCCGTAGGTGTCACCGATGGACGCCCAACTATGGCTATTATCGGCGGGGTAGAGCTACCCGCCTACGATCTTAATATAAACATTCAAGCGCAAACAAGTTAGGCACACAATGTACGTAATTCTTTCAGAACGTCTAGGCACAGTAGGGGCAAAATACACCCCGGCCGACGGCGCAAATATCGACGCTTTAGTAGCCGGTGGTTTCATCGGCAAAGGTTCCACCACTAAGGGCGCAAAATCTGCTAAAACAGAGACAGACACCGACACAGAAACCGAAACAAAGGACTAACCCCTATGGCTACTAGCACACTTCTAAGCAACCCGCACGTAATTATTAACTCCGTGAATATGAGTGACCAATGTACGGCCGCCAATTTTGAGATTAACTATTCACAGCTGACCGCTTCTAGCTTCGGAGATGTCGATTCTAAGTACGTAAAAGGCCTCGGAGATCACTCTTTGACCCTAAGTTTTTACGGTTCGTTTGCAGCTACCGAAACATGGGCAACTCTTAACGCCCTTGTAGGAACAACCTTTAACGTAATTGTTTCACCCGAAGCGCCAGCAACACCGGGTACCTATTCGGCCACCAATCCCGGAATGACCCTAACCGGCACTTTTTTAGCCGCGCTTCCGGTGAACTTCCAGCTCGGAGAGCTTAATACTATGGATATCGTCTGTACCGGCGGTGTCTACACTCTTGACGTATCCTGATTTAAACACCTAAACAAAGGCCCGACATGAATATAACAATTCGAGTAACCCGCAACGACGGCACCTACGACGTACACACAAACCTAATGGTCGTAGTGCTATGGGAACGCAAATACAAAATGCGCGCCAGCGATTTAGCAAACGGCGTAGCAATGGAACACCTAGCGTACATGGCATACGAAGCTAGTAAAATGGCTAATATCGTTGTACCGGTTTCATTCGATACCTTTATTAAAGAGTGCGCCGCGCTGGAAGTTGTAGATAGTGAAAACCCAAACCCTACAGAGTCGGCAGCTACCGCCGACAACTAGCCGAACTACTGGTAGCGGTTCACTTTTGGCCACCGTCAATAGATTTCGACGCAGCCGATTTAGCAACCGTAGTAGATGTTCTAAACAAACAAGCCCGAGAACGAGAGCGCACTAATGCCCGTCGCCGCTAGCGCCCAAGTGTTCGGTATTCAAGAGACATTAGCCGCGTTAAACAAATTTGACCCCACGTTTAGACGCCAAATTACTACGGACATTCAATCAGGCGCGGGCCGTATGGTCGTACAATCGGCGCGTTCTATGATCCCGAAAGATTACCCGCTATCGGGTATGGCTCGAGGCTCAATGATTAAAGGCCGCAACGAAACCACCTACCGCATTAAAAGCGTTTTAGACGGTGTTAAAACCGTCGTAGGCAAACGCGCCAGCCGTGAACGTACCGTAACTTTTAACAAGCCCCTAATACTTGACGGCCGCCGCGTAAATAACGCCTACACACAAACCGTAGATTTTAACGCCCGCCCCTACGCGCTTTTGGTAGCCCAACAGAAGGACGCCGCAGCCGCCCTATGGGATCACGCGGGTATCCGCGAAGGTTCCCAATTTGTTACAAACCTAATAACCGAAGGCGAAGGCCCCAACCCCCGGGCGTCTCGATCACTAACCCCCGGCGTCGTCGCTGTCATGCCAGCCGTACAGGGTGAACTATCCAAAATAATTGACCGGGTATCTGTCAAAATGAACACGAACCTAAAGATTGAATACAAATAATGGCACTATCTATACCCATTCTCTCGAGCCTAGATACTAAAGGTTTTGATAAAGCGACCCGCGAATTTGCAAAACTAGACGGCGCATCGGCCAAAGCCGGTTACGCCATGAAAAAAGCATTTCTACCAGCCGCCGCCGCGCTCGGTGGTTTAGCTGTAGCAGCTGTAGGCGCGGCCAAAATGGCCAGCGATTTTAACGAAGAAACAAGCAAAACGGCCGTAATTTTTGGCGACGCGTCTACGTCAATAATGGACTTTTCCAAAACCGCCGCAACATCGTTAGGGCAATCACAAACCGAAGCACTAAAAGCCGCCGGCACATTCGGCGTACTTGGCACCGCAGCCGGTTTAACGGGCACCGATCTAGGCGACATGGCCGTTAAATTTACGACGCTGGCAACTGACCTAGCATCATTTAACAATACAAGCCCCGAAGATGCCGTACTAGCTTTAGGCGCTGGCCTACGAGGCGAAGCCGAACCCCTACGCCGTTTTGGTATTTTGCTAGACGACGCCACACTACGCGCAAAGGCTTTAGAGCTAGGGCTAGTCAAAACAACTAAAGACGCACTAACGCCACAAAACAAAAGCCTTGCCGCGCAAGCGCTCATACTCGAGCAGACAACGTTACAGCAAGGCGACTTTGCGCGTACAGCAGATGGCGCAGCAAACAAGCAACGCATTTTAACCGCACAAATTAAAGACGCTAAAACCAACATCGGTAAAGGCTTTTTACCGGTTATGGCTATTGCCGTTGGTTTGCTGTCTAAATTTGCCGAGTTTGCTAGCGACAACGCCCCGCTAATTGTGACTATGGGCGTCGTTATCGGCGGCCTAGCCGCTGCCATTGTTTTAGTTAATGGCGTTATGGCCGGTTTTAGCGCTATTGCAGCAATCACCACAGCGGCCAACATTGCACTAGCCACGTCATTTACAGCCGTACAAGTAGCAACCGTTATAGGTATCGCAACAGCTGTAGCCGGGGCCGCGACCCTAGCCATATTGGCAAAGAAAATTAGCGGAACCGTCAAGGCAAACAAAGACAACACAAGCGCCACCAAAACAGCCGCCGCCGCGCAAATTGAATACGAAAAGATGCTTAAAAACTTAGGCACCACAACCGGCGACAACACAACCCAAACAGATAAAAACACCGCAGCAACTAAAAAAGCCGAAGCCGCTAAAAAGAAACTAGCCGACGCCGCTAAAAAATTAGCCGCCGAACTTGTAGTACTTAAAGACGCTTTACGCGACCAAATGGCTAAAGCGCTTGAAACCGCAAACGGGGTACTAGACGAAGCTATAAAGAAATTTGACGGGTTTGCTAAAACCGTTTCCGACTCTGTTAAATCGTCTTTTAGTTTTGGCAATGCCCAACAGACAGCGGCCGACAACTCTAAAGCCCTAGCCGATGCTGTAGAAAATGTCAGCGTCGCCCAAAAGGGCGTAGCAAAAGCCACCGCCGACGTAGCAAAAGCACAAGCCGCGTACGTTAAAGCATCAGCGGGTGACGACCCCGATAAAACGGCAGCCGCTTACGATGATCTCACCGCCGCACGATATGACCTAAACGAAGCAACTAACAAACTAACGGCGTCAGAGCAGCAGCTAGTAACCGCACAAGCGACACCCAAAACCTTTTTAGACAATCTAAAAGCACAAGCCAATAAGGTTAAAGATTTTGGCGTACTGATTAACCGGCTATTAGCTGCTGGCCTTTCCGAGTCAGCTTTACAGCAAGTACTAGCAGCTGGCGTAGACGGCGGCACACTTATAGCCGAAGAACTATTAGGCAGCGCCGGGGCAATTCTCGAGGCCAACGCTTTAACCGCCGACGTACAAACAATCGCCGACACCGTAGGCCTTAACAGCGCAAAACAGTTTTACCAAGCTGGCGTAACCGCCGGTCAAAACCTAGTAGCCGGTATTCAGGCGGTCGTAGACACCTACACCATTAGCCTTACCACCGCTAACACCGCTGGCGCAGTAGCAGGCCTTACAAGCGGTTTTACGGGCGCTGTAAGCGGCGTAACAAATGGCACCCCCGCCCCGTTTGACTTTTCTAATTTTGATTTTTCAGGTATTGACTTTTCGGGTATCGACTTTGGAAACTTTGGCATTGGCGGCATAGCCACACTTGCTAGCGGTGGCATCGTAACCGGCCCAACGCTTGCCATGATTGGCGAAGGCAACGGCCCCGAAGCTGTTATACCGCTAAACCAAATGGGCAACTACGGCGGCGGGGATATAAATATCACCGTTTCAGCGGGCGTCGTTTCATCACCCGACCAAATCGGCCAACAACTCATAGAACTTATCCAACGCGCCCAACGCCGTAGCGGTACCGTTTTCGCCCCGGCATGACCGTACCAGTTACCACCGTTAGCGTCGGATTTCCGACTACTACAGGGTTTGGCAACGCCTTACAACTAGACGGCGCAAACATAGCCCGCAACCAATTAGACACCGGCACTTTGGGCGGCACAGCTTTTGCCGACCTAACCTACCTTGTCGAGTCTGTAACGATTACACGCGGTCGTAACCGCCAGTTAGACCAATTCAACGCTGGT